CGGGCCGCAGGTCGGAATAGGGCATGGTGTCGAGGCCGGCGTAGCCGACGATGTAGTCGCTGCCGCGAGGCACTCGCGGAATGAGCGGCACCATGCTTCCGGTTCCCGTTAAGGGAACATCCACGAGGCCCTTTGCCTGCACGGCGGCGCGAGCCTCCACGGCGCTCGGGTAGGTCACTGCCGGCGGCAGCGGGTCCAGCCGGGGCCCGCAACCGGCGAGCAGGGCGAGGGCGGCGAGTGCGAGGAGGCGGCGCATGGTCAGGCCCAGACGCGGGCGGGCTGGCTGGGGTGGACGACGAACGGCGCGAGGGCTTCGGGCAGCGTGGCGTCGTCTTGGATGAAGCGCAGATTGGCGTGAAAACCTTCAAGCGCGATTGGCTCGCCGCCCTCGGTCTCCGGCGGCAGCACGATCTCGCCAATGAGCGAGAGCGCATGGGTGGCGGTGAAGCAGGCCAGAACCATGCTGCCGTCTTCGGCCTCGCGGTTGGCGTCGAGCGCCTCGCCTAGCAACTCGCGGGCGGTGGTCTCGTCGGGAAAGCGAAGGTAAAAGTCGGTCATGTGGAGATAGCCTGCACGGCGTTGGCGAGGGCGCGGTTATAGTAGCGGATGCGGGCGATGGTGCCGTTAATCTCGAAGTTGGCCACGGACACGTTGCCGATCCGCATTCTGTCCACGGTCGGAATCGCTCCGGCGGTGTCGGTCACTGGCGCGGCTCCTGCCGCAGAGAAGTGAAACTGGTTGAGCTTGTAAGAGAGGGCCGCGACAAGGCTGGTTGCGACTCCGGTGACGCCTAGCGAAGCAACCGTCGATCCGCTGGTTACGACCACTCCACGCGCAGCCGAGGAGGCCGATTCGCGCTGGAGGTAAATGCGGTTGTTCAGGCTGTTGTCGTCAATGGTGAGGATCGTCGCGGTCGCTGCATTGGCCGCGATTACGTTTGCGGCGATGGTGCCCTCGGTCTGGTTATACCACGCCGAAAAGTTCGTTCCGGTCATCACGGCAACGTCGGCGGCGCGCTGCACGGTTGCTCCCGTCGTGGGAATGTAGGACGTCGCAAACCCTCCGACCTCAAGCTGGGCATTTGTAACGGTGCCGGAGACCGTGAGCGTTAGAGTGCCGGCGGTCGGGGTGAACGTGAGGGAAACTCGGTTTGCTTCGCCGGTGCCGGTGCCGACAAGAGGGCCGGCTGTCGAGGTGCCGGTGAGCGTGACGGTGCCCGTTCCGGTGAAATGCAGCGTGTGCGCCGCCGCCGTGGTGGTGACGTTCTGCGTGGAGAGCGTCGCGGAGTTCAGCAGCAGATTGGTTCTGCTTGCTTCAATCATGAGGCCGAGCGAACGCAGCGTGACCGGGTCATGCGTGAAGCGGGCCGCGCCGGAGGAAGCGGTCTGAAGCGTGCCGGTCGAATCGACGAAAGTGCCAACGCTCCCGCGCGTGAAGGTGATGCGCGAATCGAGCGCCTTCGTGGCCGCGAAGTTCAGATCCAGCACCGGCGTGCCGCCGTTCTCAAAGGCGAGAAAAGCGGGGTCGATTAAGGTCTGGAACATGGCTTAGAGGTTCTCGGCGTAGGCCGCCACGACGTCCGCCTCGGCCGAGCCGTAGGAGAACAGAGAGAGCACGCCGGTGCGGCTCGCGGTCATGGCCGACGGCTTGAGGCCCAAGAAAACCCAGCCGGCGGGGAAGGTCAGGTTGCGGGCCGTCGAATCGCAGACCAGCCGCACCGAGAACATCCGGCCGGCTTGGTAGCCGGAGCCGGTGAAGGTGAGGTTGCCGGTCACCGCCACGGTGCGGAAGTTCACCTCGTCGTTAAAGCCGACGTCGATCGTCGAGGCGAAGGTGAGGGAGCGGAAGTTCAGCGGGAAACCGACCTGCGCCCCAGCGCCGCCGGCACCAGCGCCACCCCGGCGGGCGAGAAGCTGCCAGGTGGTCGAGCCGCGGGCACCGGGCTTTTCGCGGTTGTTATCCTGGAGCGAGACGAACGAAGAGCCGGCCACGGTCACGACGTCGAGGCGGGCGTAGGTGGTGCCGTCGATCCACTCGCCGCGGGGGTTGAGCGTGGTCGGGGTCGCGAACTTCTTCACGGTCTCGGCGAACTCGCTGCGGAGCGAAGCCAGCGAGGCGGAGAACTCCTTGCGGGCGGTCTCGACGCTCTCGGCCTGCGCCTCGCGGGCGGCGCTCAACTCGTGCCGGGTCGCCGTTGCAGCGGCGAGCTCGGCGCGGGTGGCTTCGATCTTCGCCTCGATCTTGTCGGCGGTCTGGCCGAGGGCGTGGTCGATGCGCAGGATCTCGGCCTCGACCTGCTTGCTGGCCTCGTCAACGCGGGCGGATAGCGCGCCGAGGTCGTTGCCCAGAACGTGCTGGTTGAGCGCCTTCACGCCGGCCAACGCGGCCTCAAGCGCGGTGAGGGCGGAAGCCTGCGCGGCGGCGGCACCCTGGATGGGGAGGGCCTGCGTTTGCAGGTCGGTCTCGATTTTTTCGAGACGGTCGAGAGCATGGCCGAGGCGCTCGGCGACTAGGAGGAGGTCTTGGTCGGTGGTCATTTGGCGAGACGTGAGAATGCGGATTGAATGCGCTCGGCGGTGGCGGCCTGTTCACCTAAGGCGGCTCGTAAAGTCGCCGTCTTCTCGACCTTGGACGCGAGGCGGGAAGCGCGAGCGGCGCGAGCCGAGCGAGGATTCAGGAGGTCGGAGAGCGAGGAATCGCGGGTCAGCTCGGCCTGCTTGCGCTCCGCCCAGGCTCGCCCGGCGTCACCACCCCAGAGCGCCCACGCGATGCGGCCGGCGGAGGGGTAGCCTTCTTCGCCTTCGCTCCAGCCTTGGCCTTGCTTGTCGACCTCGTGCCGCGCGAAATACGAGACCATGCGCCCGATGGTGTCGGGCGAGAGGTTGCGGCGGTTGGCGATGTCGCGAGCGCGAGCCACGCCGACCTCGGTGCCGCCACGGTTGAACTCGTCGCGCCAAGCCAGACCACGCTCGGCCTCGGCGGCCATCTCTTGCGTGGGCTGGGTATCGACCTGGAGCTTGATCCGCTTCTGCGCGGAGAACCACCGCAGCGCCGAGCTGCGGGCTAGCTTTGGCGCGAGCCTCGGCATTCCGGCCACGCTGCCGGCCACGCTCTGAGCGGCTTCTTTCGTCATGCCTGCGCTGATCATGAGCAGGGCGGCGGCATCGGCGGTCAGGTCTCCGGCGCGGATGCGCTCGACGATGGAGATAACGGCCTCGATCTGGGCGCCGTTCAGCGGTGCGATCTCGGCGCTGACATCGGGGAAGGTCTCGACGCCGTTGACCGATTCGCCAACAGGCAGACCAGAAATGTCGGAGCCGGTGCCGTCGGTGGCCTCGGCGGCGGAGGCGCCTACGTTCTCGCCAGCGGCCGCGGCAGCGGCCGGCGTGGAAGGCAGCGAAGAGGTGGTGAGGCGGATGGCGGTCTCGGGCACGCCGTAGCGCGCGGCCAGCTCCGATACCTTGGCGGCCTCGATGGCGAGCTGTTCGAGGGTGGCCTCGTAATCGTAGCCGTTCTCGGCGGCGATCTGCTGGCCTGATTTGATGCCCTGCCGATTCTCGTTGAGGTTGGCCGTGGACTCGCGGCCGACGTCGATGGACATGCGGGCCGGCCAGCGCCACTCACCACGAAGGGCGCGGCGTAGGGCGTCCACGGCGGTCTCGCCTTCCTGCGCCGGGGGCGGCGGTATCTCGCCGTTCGCGATGGCGATGAGCAGGACGTCGTTTTTGATGGGGTCGAGAACCTTGTCGGAGAGCACGCCACGGTGACGGTCCCAGACGCGGTCAGCCTGGGCGAACTCGGCGCGAACGTTCGGGCCTTTGTAGCCTTGGGTGCCGAAGAGCACGCCGCGCGGCACGCCGAGACCCATCGCGATCTCGTCCATGAGATGCTCCACGAAGCCGGTGAAAGCGGAGGACGGGCGGGAGGGCATGACCTCCACCTTATCGCTCGTATTGAAATACTTGATCATGCCGACGTCCGACAGCTCGTCCTTCCGCTGCTGGCCGTTCTCCAGCGTCGCGGAAGGCATCGGCGCGAAGGCTTGGCGGGGCGAGGCCGATCCGCGCTCGTTGAACACCAGCGCGGCCTGCTGGCTGGCGAAGCGCACGCCAACCTGCTCGGCATCGAGGATGCCTTTCAGCATGCGAGCCGTGTTGATGACCGCATGGAACTCGGTGACGCCGCGATACTGGTCAGCGCGGAAGGGATCGAAGTAGTGGACGAAGGCACGGGCGGCGACGTCCTCGGGGTCGTAGTAGGAGCCGTTGCGGTCGCGCTTGAAAACGCGGTAGGCGACCGGCTTTCCGAAGTCATCGACCACGATTCCGTCGACGTAGTTGTCATAAAGCACGACCTCGCTCGGGTTGCCGATTAGGTCGGCGGGCACGAGCTGAAGGCGGATACCGTCGGCGGTCTTGCGAATGGCGAAGCCGCAATCTCCATCCACGGGCCGCATTTGCAGGGCCATGCCGACGAGCTGGCGGAAGCTATGCCGGCCGGTGACGTCGGCCTTCTTGCACCACGCA